TGAAACCGATGGATATAAAATAAAGGACGCAGAGCTTTTTGAAGTTTCTGTAGTATCAGTTCCTTGCAACCAAGGGGCAACCTTTGGCTTAAGCAAGTCATTTGATAGTATGGAACAGTACAACGAGTACAAGCAAACTTTTTACAAGGCTAACCCAGCAGAATCAGCAGACGCTGTTAATGTTGAGCAGCCAAGAAGGGAGGAATCCCATAACATGGAGACAAATATGTCAAACGAAAAACAATCTCCTGAAAGCAATTTCGATTTAGATGCTTTTGCAAAGAAAGTAGCTGCTGATACAGCTGCTGAAATCGCAATGAAGCAAGCTGAGTCAAAAGCTGCTGAACAGAAGGCTGCAGAAGAAGCTGCTCAAAAAGCAACTGATGAAGCTGAAGTTCTAAAAGCTAACGAAAAAGCCGATCAGGAAAAAACTAAAACTATAGTTGAAGCTGGATTAACAGGAGCCGAAAAGCTCATGAATGATGTTGAATCTAGAGTTAATGATAACTATTCTAACTTAGAGTCAGTTGTTAAAAATCTAGAAGCACAACTAGCTGAAAAATCATCAGAAATCATGAGTATTAGAGAGTCTAAAAGACATTTCTCTGATAGAAGTGGTACTGGTAACTGGAAAAAAGAATTTGAATCAGATATTCTTGATGCAAAATTTGCTGGTCTAGCGACTGGTAAAGGTTGGAACAGTGATATGTCAAAATCTTTAATGGAAAAAGTTAACACTCATTCAGGTGTTCAAGTTTCTACAGGTGATTTTGAACAAATCGTTTCAACTAACATCGAAAGAGACATCCAGAATGAATTAGTATTAGCACCTCTATTTAGAGAGATTGCAATGAATTCTGCAAACATGATAATACCAATCTTACCAGATAGTGGTTACGCTGAATTTACTTCAGGGTCTGCTGTAGCAAATGACAACTTAGATATGAGGTCTGCTGCTTATGGTGCCGATGCTGGTGTTACTATGCAAGAAAGAATTCTTTCAACTAAGAAACTTATCTCTCAATCATTCTTAGGTAATGAAACTGAAGAAGATGCAATCTTACCGATTCTTCCTTTAATTAGAGAGTCTATGGTTAGATCACACGCTAGAGCAATTGAAAATGCTATTTTAGCTGGTGACGATGCTGAGGGTGCTTTTGGTACTAGTGGAGCTTCTTTCGAAGGTTTACTACACTTAGCAAGAAACGATTCAGACTTTACTGCATCAACTACTGCTTTTGCAAGTGATACAGTTACAGCTTTGGATTTACTAGCTATGAGAAAAAATATGGGCAAATATGGTGTTAATCCATCAGAAGTTGTTTATATAGTTTCACAAAGAACTTACTATGAACTACTAGAAGATCCTGAGTTCCAAGACGCACAACTTGTTGGCGACATGGCTACTAAACTTTCTGGTGAAATTGGTCAAGTATTCGGTTCAAGAGTACTATTATGTGACGAATTTGCTACACCAGCAGTTTCTAAGTTCGGTGCTATTGCTGTTAACCCAAGCAACTATGTATTACCTAGACTAAGAGGTGTTACAGTTGAGTCTGATTACGAAGTAATCAACCAAAGAAGAGTTCTTGTGGCTTCACAAAGAATCGGATTTACCGATCTTATTGATGGCGCAACTTCTAAGTGGGCTTACCAGTATAAAAACGCGTAAGAATTAATTCTTAACAGGAAATGGTTTTTGGGAGTGTACCTAACACTCCCACTTTTTAATTATGGCAGATTTAATAACATTACAAGAATATAAAAACGCGGAGGGTCTTACAGGAAATAAAGATGACCAGCGTCTTGCTATATTAGTGCCACAAGTTAGCGACCTAGCAAAGAAATATTGCGGGACAAGTTTTATAGATTATTACAGTACAGATAAGGTAGAATACTTTAATATAAATGACCCTTACACAAGTAATGTAATATTGAGCGAATGTCCAGTAGTGACAATCGACGAAGTAGCAGAAAGGACAGCGTATTCAGAGTCTTACACTGCTTTAACAACTGCAAAATATGAATATTATTTTGATTCTACAGCAGATTCAATTAAGAGAACAAGTGATAGCGGAAGAGAAAAGAATTTTCCAGTTGGTGTAGGTGCCGTGAAAGTAACCTACAATGCGGGGTACAGTGCGACTCCAAAAGATTTAAAATTAGCACTCTTTGATTTAGTAAATTACTATTTAAGAGATGAACATAAAGAAAGAAGATCTATAGCAGGTGCTACATTACAGAATCAAGGAACATCTGGACTTACGTCAAGTACAGACTTCCCTGATCATATTAAGAGAGTATTAGATTTATATAGAGTAATTATATAATGTCTTCACCAGCATTAAGTAAGTTTTTACAAAAGCATATTGTTCCAGGGCTAACGGCGACAGCAACAAGAACAAAAGGAAAGGAAGGAACTAGAGTTGACGTAGAAAACTATCCTGGACAGATACTTAGATTTGATGTAGACTTACATGCAAAAGTATTAAAAGGAATGCATGATAAAGGAGAGTTTGCAAACAAAGACGGAATAGTTTTAGATAAGAAATATTTTACAGATTTACTTATAAAGTTTTGCAAAGAGTTTGCAGACGACGAAGAACCAAAAGCAGCTAAGTATAGTAAAGAATTAAAAAGTGGTGTTTCAAGAGGTACAGTAGTTAAACTAAGTAAAGAAGATTTTCAATACTTAGAAAACCTAAAAAAACAGCATCATGGCGGTAAATACTACGCAATTATAGTAAGAAGTTACAATCATTCCAAAGTATTTTATACGCAAGGTAAAGCTGGTAGTACCCATAACTTACATAGAAAACTAACTGGGTGGGAAGAAAACTATTTAGGCAAGCCACAAACGCCTGCCAAGCAATTTTCAACTGACAATAAAGCGGGGATTATTGGAGTTTTCGCAGAAGGCGGAAAATACGAAAATAGATTTGCAGGAGGGTTCAACCAAGAAATAGGACACGGGCACGAAGAAGGCGGAAAACAGGAAGGAGTAGCTTCTTCAGGTTATTCCACAATGAGGTCATATTCAAATCTTCTAGCCAGTAAAGAGTTTCAAAATGCTGACCAAAAAGTTAAAGACAAGATAATAAAGTCTTATAGTAAAGCCTTTAAAGAATATGGTGTAAGGTTAGAGCAAGCTGCAAATATGGATCAAAAGCAGTTTTTAAAAGGATTTGATCTAATACTTACTACTCAAGATGCAACTGAAAATAGAGAACTAAAAAATACAGAAACAGATGCTATAACTTTATTAAAAAATGAGATGGCGGATCAGGTAGAAAACTTAGAAAGTTCATTAAGTTTAAATCAAATGATTAATCATTTTTTAATGTCAAGTTTTCAAGGTAATAAGTATGTTAAGTTAAATCAGAAGTACAAGGAAAAGTATAGATCAAAGTCAAAAAGTAAATCTGTACCTTTAAAGCTTTCGTACCAAAAAGTAACTCCAATAATAACCAGTGGAGTAGAACTTAGTAAAAAGCATATAGCAAGAAAAAGTTTACAAAAAAGAGGAACAAGACAAAAATCCTCAAACAGATTAAATCCTCTTGCTATGATAAACATGATAAATAAGAAGTTACCAGGAGAAGTCGAAAAGAATATGGGACTTCCAGGACTAGAGAGTAGAACAGGAAGATTCGCTTCTAGTGCCAAAGTAGTAAACTTTACAGAAGGAAAGAAAGGAACACCTACTTTAGACTATACTTATCAAAAGAATCCTTATCAAGTATTTGAAGAAGGGGAAAGAGGAAGAAACGGATGGGCTTCCACAAATAGAGACCCTCGAAGAGTGATAGATAGATCTATCCGAGAGGTAGCAAAAGATTTAGCACTAGCAAGATTTAATACTAGGAGAATATAATGGCAGAACGAGATTATACTACAAGACGAAGCGCCATCGTAAATGCTCTAGTAAACAAAATAGCACTTGTAGATGGGGCAGGACAATACCAAACCTCCATCGCAAATGTAGAACCCAGAATTAAGTTTTGGGACGAAGTAGATGATTTTCCTTCTGTGCATGTAAGTGCAGGTGGGGAAGCAAGAGAATATTTAGGGGCTGGTATTAAGCATAGATTCTTAACTATAACACTAAGATGTTACGTTAACGAGGAAGACGCTGTAACAGCATTAGAAAAATTATTAGAGGACGTGGAAACCGTAATAGAAACCAATAATCCTTTAGTTTATACAACTTTAGCAGGAGATCAAGAAGCAATACAGACAACTGTAGTAAGTATTGATACTGATGAAGGAGTTTTAGAACCATTGGGCATTGGAGAAATAGTTATCCAAGTTCGATATTAAAAAAGAAAACAGTCACGGCAAACTAAAGTTTAGCCACAGCTCTTTTCATAAAAATAGGAGAAATTAAAATGGCAGATACATTTTATTTTAGTCGAGATACCAAAGTCTATCTAACTCCAGCAGGATCTACAACCGTTGGTTGGGAAATTCCTGTGTTAGATGGCTTTAGTTTTTCTCAAGCAACAAATACGAGTGAAGTGACACTCAATGAGATGGCAGATGCAAGTGAGAAGAGTAGAAGAGCAAGACAAATGTTCACTGATTCTTTTGCACCGGCTGAATGGAGTTTTTCAACTTATATGAGACCTTTTGGAGCAGATCCAGCAACAGGGACTACTAAATGGGAGCCAAGTGCTTCTATTACGGGCAATCCACAGCATGCTGTAGAAGAAGCACTCTGGGCATATTTTGTAGGGGCAACAACTTTTACACTAGGTAGCGGCAGTACCCCCTCAGCATGGGCAGGACCAAATTTAGGTGGCGGAGCTTCCACACCAATAACAAACGGAGCGGCTACAATGGATGTAAATTTCACAGCATCAGAGAGAGCAGCTTTATCAGAGTTTGATCTTTACTTTGAAATGGGTGGAGCAGGTAGCGGAACAAAATTAACTTACAAGATTTCAAACTGTGCAGCTTCAACTGCATCAATTGATTTTGATATTGATGGTATCGCTACTATTAATTGGAGTGGTTTTGGTAAACTACTCGAAGAGTTCAGCAGTGCATCAGTATCTATTACAAAAAAAATTACAGAAGGAACAACCGAAACTGGAAACTTTATTAGAAATAGATTAACAACTTTAGCAATGACTAACGCTTCAGGCGGAGCCTACAACGCTGCCTATGACTTAACATTAACAGGTGGTAATATTACTTTTGAAAATAACCTTACTTACTTAGCTCCAGAAACTCTAGGAGTAGTAAATCAGCCTTTAGGTAATGTTACAGGAACAAGATCAGTAAGTGGTAATTTTACTTGTTATTTAAATAATGACACAGCTAAATCTGCAGAATTATTCGATGATATATCAGCAGACTTAACTACTATTACAAATAACTTTGATCTTAATTTCAAAATTGGTGGAAATAATACTCCAAGTGTAGAGATTGATTGTACAAAATGTCACTTAGAAGTACCAACACATTCTACGGAAGATATTATATCACTTGATGTTAACTTCCACGCTTTACCAGCATCAATAGATCCTGGCAATACAGCAGGAAGCTACGAAGCAGAAATAAAGTATAAAGGTAACGACTTATCGTAATTAAACTAACGGGGAGGGGTCATTCCCTCCCTCTTTTATAGGAAAAAACAATGACAGAACAGAACAAAAAACCAAACGTATCACTAGCGAGTTTATTAACTCCAAGTAAAACAGTATCTATAGACTTTCCAGGAATGGAAGGGTTTAAGGTAGATCTGTGTTATCTCGCAAGAGAAGAATTAATTAAATTAAGAAATAAGTCTATAACTCAAAAGTTCAATAAAAAAACAAGAGGTTTTGAAGATAGTTTAGATGAAAACAAATTTTTAGTTGAGTATGTAAAAGCAATAATTAAGGGATGGAAAGGCTTAAAGTATTCTTACTTAGAAGAGCTTCTATTAGTAGATATCAGTAGCTTAGATCCTGAAGATGAACTAGAGTTTACCCAAGAGAATGCAGAAACATTAATGAAAAATGCAACTGACTTTGACTCATGGGTTAATGAAACAACTGGAGATTTAGAAAATTTTACCAAGACCAAGTAGAACGAATACTTGGTTTACTAGATAAACAGTATAAGGAAGGACAACTTGAATATGACGCATATATAAATATGTGTGAACAACTAGAACAAGAACCTGACTTAGACGATATGCCACCAGCACAGAATGACTATCCTCATGAAGTACAAGTGGCATTTCTTATACATGGACTACTCCCCGATAGATGGGAAGGTATGAGTGGTTCTTATATGGGAAAAGACATGGCATCCTTAGGAACTCTACTAGATGTGTGGGAAGTTGAAGATAAAAAATCCATAATATTCTTCCTAAAACATATAGAAGGAAGAAACGCTAGGAAAATAAATGCTGACTTAGAAAGAAAAAGATCGGCAGATAAAAATAAAGCAAAAGCTAAGGGCGGAATAAATTCTGCAAATATAAAAAGATAAATGTCAAAGAAAAACGAAGTAAAAATTCCTATTAAAGTTGATGGTAAGGAAATTCTACTAACTAAAAAGCAAATAGATAAACTGAATACCTCGTTGGATAAAACAGGTACTTCTGCACACTCAGCCGATCGTAGGCTAAAAGGAGCTGCTCAAGCTTCTTCAAGTGGTACAAAAAACTTTTCAAAAATGGCGCAGGGCATTACAGGTGGACTTGTGCCTGCGTATGCTACCCTTGCTGCTAATATATTTGCTATTTCAGCTGCTTTTAGATTTTTACAGAGTGCTGGAGATTTAAGAATACTACAACAAGGTCAGTTAGAATACGCACAAAGAACCGGACAATCTTTGTCTATACTTACAAGGCAACTACAAGCAGCTACTGATGGACAGCTAGCTTTTGCTGAAGCAGCTCAATCAGTAGCGATTGCTACAGCAGCAGGATTATCTGCTAAGCAAATTAATCAATTAGGGGCTGTTGCAAAAAATGCTTCTCTTATGTTGGGAAGAGATTTAACAGATTCTTTTAACAGACTAGTAAGAGGTGCTGTAAAAGCAGAACCAGAACTATTAGATGAATTAGGTATTATTCTTCGTCTTGAGACTGCATCAGAAAAATACGCATTAAGTATAGGTAAAAGTGCAAAACAGTTAAACATATTTGAAAAATCACAAGCAGTTGTGAATGAAGTTCTAGAACAAGGGGTAGAAAAATTTGGACAAGTTGATACCTCAACAAATTCTTTAACTAAACTTGCAAAATCTTTTGATGATCTAGTAAACTCTATAAAAAGTGCCCTCGGACCAACAGCAGAGTTTATGGCTCTTGCTATGTCTCAAAATACAACAGCATTAGCAGGTGCAGGATTATTACTAGGTACTCAAATAACTAGTTCTATAATACCAAAAGTTCCTGAATTTGACTTTTCAAAAGCGGGAGATGCCGCAAAAGCAAAGTTTGGTAGTATTTATTCAGGCAAACGAGATTTAAATAATTTAGATAAAAAAGGATTAGATGCTTTAGTTCGAGATACTAAAAAAGCTTACAAAACAAAAGGAAGTACTGTTATTGCTTTTGAGAAAATGAAACGAGATGAAGCGTTAAAAAGTTTAGACCATATAGGACTATCAATGCAGCAAGAGCAAGCAATTAGAGCAAAAGGAATCGCGGGAATGACAGCTAGGTATAAACTAATGTACCTTCAATTTAGAGCAGAAAGTAATGGCTTTATTTCACATATAAGAGTTGTAGGTACACTAGCAGCAAGAGCTTTTTCTACCGCTTTAAAATTCGCAGGATATGCAGGGATTGTAATAACTATTGCAGGAGTTTTAAGCCAGTATTTAGATAAGTCATCAAAAGCAGAAAAAGCAAGTAGAACAGCACAAAAAGAATTTGGGACACTTTTTTCTAAAAATGCAGAAGATCTAGAAAAAATGGTTGGTGAAATGAAAACTTTTAACTCTCTAATGACAAACGCTTTACAAAGCGCCAGAGCTTTAAGTAATATTGACTATGGACAAGCACTAAAAGGATTAGAAGGGGGACTAGGTGGAAGAGACTATAGCGGAGTTTTTAAAACTGACAGCCCACTAGGAAAACTTCAAAATATGGTTGGTCCTATGTTATACCCAGATGATGCAGGAAAACCTACCATGTCCTCCTCGCAAGTACAAGGCCTTCAAGGCATTATAGACATACAAAGAGCTCTTTATCCTTTACTACAAGACAACTCCGCTGCAGCTAATCAAGCTATTCTTATAATAGAAAAACTTGAATTAGCACTGCGTAAAGCATCAACGGGTCAATTAACTCAGGAAGATTTTGAAGGAGTAATAACCTTAGTAAGAGAACTTAAAGATGGAACAATAGCATCAAAAGCAATGAAGGGACTTTCACAAACGACTCAAATTTTATCAAGTTCTTCCCAAGATTTTAGTAAAGCTTTAAATTCTTTTAAAACAGCCCAAACTCCCTTAACTAGATTAACTACGAACATAGATTCAGTAGGGTCGGCTTTAACAGGTCTTGGAGAAAAATTCGCGGAACAGCAAGTAAACCTAAGGTTTAAAGCTGGTGGCACATTGTTTGATAAAGGAACTACTGATATGTTAAAAACTTTCTTATCCCCCGAAGCTTTAAGCGAGTTAGACAGTAGGACCCAATTCATCGACGCGTTGGCCATGAAGAGAGATCAATTGAAAGAAGCAGGGAATGAAAAAGAGGCAAAGAAAATGCAGGGGCTCATCACAATCATGGGTTCGGAAGCTTTTGCATTTTTCGGAGGACTAACGGAAGCAGAAGCAAAGAGGTTGCACGGCATAGAGCTCGGCATGATAAAGAACAAAACTCTTGCCCAGAAGAATTTAGCATTACTTTCTGTCGGAGCTACTAAAAATCAAACAAAACAACTAAAAATGCAGGCAGCTATAATAAGCAATAACTTAAATGTGTCCAATCAACAAACTCTTATATCCGAACTCGAAAGCAAAGGGATAGAAAAAAATGCAGTACAAATAGCATTAGAGAACGAAAAACTAGCGTTACTCCAAGCACAAGGATTACAACTTCAAGCAAATATAGATCATCAATTTCAACTAGCACAAGCTGC